TTTGTACTTCACATACAACTGTTTCTTTTCTTTTTGTATTCTACGGAGAAAGGCATAGTAGATGATTTGTGTAAAATAAGCAAACGGATTCTTTGATTTGGTTTCATCAAAGTTGGCAAAGTACATCAAGCAGTTCTCAATACCATCCGATATCATTTCATCTCTGTAGGAGTAATTGATAAAGTTAGGCTTGTGAGATAAACCTTCTGCAATCTTCATAAAGCATTCACCAATGTAGTTTGGTATTGCTGGTGCAGGTAGGTTTAGTTTTTTAGACTCCTTGACCTTAGCTTTGTAATCAGTTAAGGCCAATAAGAAATCAGCGTTGTTGATGTAATGTTTTTGTTTACTCATAATATATACCACAGAAAGTTGTTGACAAAAGGCTTGACATCGAGTATAGTCCTCGGTGTCCCCCTATGAAGATTAATGAATTAATTCATTTTTAGATATTTCCATATCTTCTAATACATGAATCCAATCCATATTACCTGGTTCTTCCATACCAATATCTTTAAGCTTCTTCAATTCTAATTTAGCTTTAATTTCTTCTTCCATCTCTTGAACTTGATCCAAATAATATTCAGCAAAGCTTTCTTCAGGTTCACTTACCAATAAAATATCTTTTGATTTCAATACAGCTTCATTCATTTTCATAATTTGAACAGGTAACCAATTTTGTAACATCAAGGCAAATGTTCTGCCTGTATCTTTAAGAATAAAAATCATTGGAGATTTCAGATAATATGTGCCATCTGCCTCTAACAGACCTGCTATAAGGTCTTCACCTGAGGTAAGTCTTACAATCTTTACGTCTTTAATTTCCATTTTTAAGTCCTATCTTGTAAACTTTGAAAGAGAACTGTTCACCTTTATATATCTTCAATCTTTCCACGAAATGTCTTAATGTAAAATTCATATGTTTTTTGTATGTAAGGTCATCGGCAATGTCGTACAAGGTTGCAATTGATTTACCTTCAGAATTTCTGAGGCCTCGACCAATTGATTGCAAGTTTCTAACTCTAGACTTTGACGGTGATGCAAATATAATATTGTGCAAATTGCGTATATTAATTCCAGTTGAAAAGGTACCATAAGAAGCCACAATAATAGCATCATTTTCTTTCTCCATAATAGTTCGAACTGTTTCTCTATCATCGGTAGATGTACCACCATGAATAAAGAAAACCTTTCTGTTGCCAAGTTTCTCTGTTTCTAGTATCATATTATACAGGAGTTGGCCATGTTTTTCAACCATTTGATATAAAATAAGTGTATTTTCTTTTAAGCTTACCGCAAGATTTTTAATAAATTTATTGCGTTCCTCATTCATGATTAAATAACCAAGTTCTTCTTGATATGTGTACTCTCTCATGGCTTTACAGAGCTCTTCTGGATGTTTCAACACAAGACATTTGATTTCAAAATCTGAAACCTGTTTGTTGTCCATCAACTCTTTGGTAGTAATAACCTTTTTAACTTGACCAAAGAGTCCTTCTAATACTAATTTGTGTGTCTTGGAACCATCTAAGGTGCCTGTAAGACCAATACGATACTTGGTCTTGTTACATGCTGTAAGTATCTTGGTTAACGATTGTGCCTTGAATAGGTGTGCTTCGTCACCAATGATGTAATCAAACTGTTCAAAATATTCTTTAGGCAACTGATAGAGTGATTGCCATGTGGAGATAGTTAATGGCAAATCTGTTTCTTTAGGCTTGCCTTGGTAGATTCTGTGTGTATAATGATCGGTGTTCCATCCATAATCACTAAAGTCTTTAAACAACTGTTCTACCAAAGAAGTTGTAGGAACAATAATTAGTCCTTTAAGCCTCTGATAATCCAAAAACTGTCTTACTAAAAGATATATGATAAGAGATTTGCCTGATGCCGTTGGTGATAACAACAAAGCTCTACGCCTTTGCATGCCATGTACAAATGCATCTACTTGATAATCTCTAACTTCAAACGGAAGGTTTAATGTGTCTATAAATTTTTTGGCATGATACAAAGAGAAGTCATCTTCTATGTCTGGTCGTGTATCATCGTATTCTATGGTATAAGAACGCTCTTTACAGAATTCTTCTACATAAGGAAGAAGACCAAAGTATATGGTTTGATTTAGTAATATGAATAAACGTATCTTACCATCCCAAATTTTGTTCTTATATGCCGGAACATATTGATAACCTGGTACAAAAAAGGTGAAGTATTCAGACAGTTCACGAGCAATGTGTTTCTCACACATTATCTTAACGTATACTTCATCTTTTTTTGATATTGCTAAATCACTCATTCTTTTTCATTAAATTGGTAGAACCAAGAATCCAAACTGCCAACACTCCATTTAGATATGTTTTCTACTGAGTATGTTTCTGTTGGTATTTTAAAATCTGGTGTTTTGATTGTTGGTGGAACCAATGAAACATCATACCATAGACAACGATTGTTTGGCTGACACGCAAACTGTCCGTTATCTAATTGTATAAAGTTATATGATTTGTGTTCTTGTACACCCTCAGAAAAACTGGTGTCAATACGATTGAAATCTGGTGCCGCAAAATCAATCGTAAAAAGATATTTACCAAAGTAAAATTGACGGTCTTTACCAAAATATTTTACTTTTAATCCACGCAAATTTGATTTCTCAATGACCGCCATATCGTATGATAGACAATCCCAAATTTGTAAATGATCCAAAGGTAAATATTCATCAACTTCTTTCCATACATAAGCTGAAATTGGCAACTTATCAAACAAAGCACCATAATCGGTTAACATACACTCAATACGGAATGCTTGGCCTTTAATTGCCTTGGCCGTTATCCACACACAAGGTTCCAATTCACCATGGCCTTTTTCATTATTATATAAAAATTCTTTACGAACAAAGCACTTAACTGGTGGTATGTTTGCAACCAAAAAAGACATTATTGTCCTCCTATAAATTTTTCCCAGCTAATATAATCTCTTAATTGCCAGGTTCTTTGTTTTAATTCAGACATAATAGATTCAATAACTGATACCACTTCTTCGTGGTATACTTTCTTTTCTAATAATTTGATTAAATCTTTATCAGACTCTAAGTATGTATTGATGTCAGATTTAAGAGTAAATTGAAATGGTTCCCAACCATACTCAGCCAATTCTTCTTGTGACATTTTACCTGTATAGTATTCCCACTTAATCTTTCTCATGCGGAGATAATCGAAATTGGACTTTTTAGCCGCAATCTTGTGCTTAGTTAAGTGATTGAGATATTTACTGTGTAGAATAGGAATGTTAATGAGTGCCATGCCAGCTTCAGTCTGGTCAATAACGGCATCTGTTTCCCAATATTTTAGTATTTGTTCAAGTGTTTCCATAATATAAAGTGGCAATTAAAATAACATAATAACACAAAACGACTAAGTTGTCAAGTAGTTATACGTTTCGTACCGAAAAGTAGCCTTACAAGTCATAATACTATCAGCTGATAATTGAGTATTGAATTCCAAATCAGACATAGTTAATGGAAATATATTACGATATTGAATTCTTAATACTGGATTATTCAATCCTGATAGTATGGTCAAAACGGCATCAGACAAGTGTTCTTGTTGTTGAATCTCAAGTGTACCACCACGTTTTTCAAAGCCATCTGGATCGGCAATAGAAATGAACCAGTTATATAGATTTTTCCATGACATGAGTTGTTCATCTACGATAAAGTCAATATCAAATGGATCGTATTTTAATTTGGTACCAGGTGAATACATCGTCAAAAAAGGAGTCTCACGAACAACTTCATCCAAGTCCACACCAGGAACATTAACTGTTTGGCAAAAATATTGTACATCCGGTATTCTGCTGAATGTCAGCAAGAATTTCGTTGGTTGTAATGGATTAGTGTTCTGTGGATTTCTGTTTAATACAGTCATCAAAATCTCCTTTATCTATTATTTAGGAGCTATAAAAAAAGAGACCCGAAGGTCTCTTTTAACTAACATATAGATTTAAACCAGCGCTTAACGCCAGATATTACTTTCCCAACAGGTTATCAACCTTTGCCTCAGCAACATCTAAACGAGCTTCAATAGCATCTAGTGTTGAATCCGCTGGAGTAACAATGGCTTCAGCAATATCTTCATGTACACTAGAAGAAACTTCTTCACCGGTAGCTGCAGAAATAATATCAGCAATTGCGGCTGCCACAATTGGTGCTACTTCTGGTTCTGGAGCTGGCATTTCAGCAACTGCATCAGTAATTGCTTTTGTAATTGCCACAGAATCTGTTACAACTTCTGGTTCTGCTGTAACAACTGCCATAACTGCAGCTGCAATGATATCAGCAATTTCTGGATTGGCAACCGCATCAGATTCAGTTTGTGCTACCAATACATCTGTTACAATAGCTGCCGCTTGTGGAACATCAATGCTTGGTGAGAATGATAAAACGGTTTCAACTGATACTGGTGTCTTATCAGCTGGTGCAAAAATAATATTTTCAATGTGTTCTTGTGTTTTTTCAGCAATCAAATGGTCAACTTGAACTTCAACAACGGACAATCTTGCGTCCAATTCTTCAATGCTTGTGGCATTGATTGTATCAACTGATGTACCAGTTAGTGATGCTAACTTGGCTTCAACAGCAACTAATCTTACAGCTAAGTCTTCTAATCTCATTCGGTTACTCCTTAAAGTTTAAAAAATGTAGGATATCCTACTAAAATATTTAGGGTAACTACTGATTGAAACAAATCTGACACAAAAAAAGGGACCCGAAGGTCCCTTTTAAGTACCACTCTTAACGGTGGCTTCCCATCCCAAGGGATAGATTACATCAAATTCTTAACACCGAATAAACGATAGTAAGCATTTGTTCTTTCGTTCAATGCACCAAGTCCACGGGTCAACTGTTGTGCGAATGGGTTTGCAACCATTCCGTAACGAGTCTTGAATCCAATTTTTGGTTGGAATGTGAACTGGTCAACTGCACGAACCATTTGCAACGGTACATATGGGCAATAGAACAAACCAGCATCATAAGGAGAAGAACCCTTATAACCGATTGTTACCAATTCTTGATTAGATGTGTAACCACCATAATACGGATCGATATAAACCTTGATACGGCCATGCAACAAACCAGCGAATGTGTTACCTGTATCATCAACTTGCAAGTCAGCAGACAAAGCAGGTGTATATGACAACACACCAGCCATAGCCATTGCTGAAGCAACGTCAGATGAAACGATCAACACATTACCTTTACCCCTACGAGTCTCTTTTGCAATCACGTTAGCGTCACGTTCAATTTGGAAAATCAAACCTTTGAAACGCTCAACTGACCAACGACCGTTAGAGTCTGTGTCTAAGTCAAAGTAACCTTGAGTTGTTGTACCATACAAAGCACCTTTTTTAGCGGATGTGTAGATTGTACGAATAACTTCACGGTTAATCTCAGCAAGAATCTCTGTAGAAAGAATGTTTGACAATTCTGTCTCAGCATCCAAACCATGGATTGCCTTCAAGTCTTGAGCGAGTTCAAGTGAGTACTCAGCTTTCAATGCTCTTGATTGTGCAGTAACAGTAACTTTCTCGATAGAGAAGGCCATCTGTTGGAAAGCACCACCAGGAGAAGTCTCAGAACCCATAAACTCAGCATTAGCAGTTGGCATTGCGATACCGGTTGTAGTTGCCAATGTTGTTGGATTTTGGAATGTGCTTAGTGTATCTTTAGTGGTGTCACCTTGGAAACCGTATGGGTTGTTCAAAGATGATGTACCAGAGAATACTGTGTTTGCTTCGTTGTAGAATGCTTCGTCACCAGCGCCTGAACCAGTTTTGTCGCCTTGTGTATTATACAAAGCACGCATTGCGAAGATAAGACCTGTAGGACCTGTCATTGGCTGAACGCCAGCAACATCATAAGCAATCAAGTTAGGCAATGAACGGCGAACCAAGCTGATTAAGATTGGGTCGAAATTATTGATACCACCTGTTGTATTTGAAGGACCTGCATCAGACAAAGTTTCGTTCAAGCTTTGACGGTCAGCTTTCATAGCCTGTACTTGGTTCTCAAGTACTAATGCTGTAACAGCTTTCTTATATGGATCCTTGATGGGTGTCAAGTCTTCGTGATTTAACACGGAAGACCATTTTTGTTGTAGTTCTTCTGTCATGAACATTTTAGATAACTCCTGTTATTATTGTTGTGGTAAGTAATATTTAGTAAATTACTTATTCACGGATTTTGAAATTGCTTTTGCAAACATATCAATGTCTGGATCGTTTGATTTTGAAACTTTCTTTTCATCTTCAATAACGACTTCTTCATTGAGTGCAGAACTGCCACTTGTATTTACTGGAGACTTAAAGTATGATTCTTTAATTGTTTCCAATTTATCGGTGAACTCATCCAAATTAGTGAACTCAACACCCTCTGCGAGTGACTTTAGTTTTTCCACTTGGGTCTGCGTTGTTAGGCCTTCACATGCTGTATGTACTGCCTCAATTTTTAATTGTTCGTTTAGAGCTTTAGTTAACTCAACTGAAGTATTGATTTGTTCGTTCAATTCTTCTGTCAACTCATCAACTCTAGTTGTCAACTCTTCCACGACATCTACTTTGTCTTCTGGAATGTTGATATAGTGTTCTTTGAATAGGTTATGCAAACCACCAATGAAGTCTTCAACAACCTGTGCCTTCAAGCCAGATGTGATTGCCACTTCATTGTCTTGTACCCACTCTTCTACCATGTAGTTTAAGTAGTCATCAAGTTTGGATGCCAAATCTTCTTTAACTTGTTCGATGGCTTCAGCAAATTGTTCTTCCAACTCTTCTTCAGCGGCAAGAATAACTTCTTCAGCACGAGCGATAACGGCAGCTTCAAAGATTGTGGTTGCTTTAGAAACAAATTCTTCTGAAAGATTTTCTCCGCCCAATAGAGC